GGGAATAGCCACAAGTTAGTCGGAATGTCTGTTTTAGAGGAGGTTATACGCGACTAATTTTTAGCCTCTCAGTGATGTGGTTAGTCGCATAAAAATTGTGGAATCCAAGGGGTCTATGCTTGGTCTTTTTTGGGCAAAAATTGCGACTAACCGTGATACTGCTCGTGATACTGTTAGTCGGTGTAAGTTAGTCGTAAAAGCATTTTTAGAGGAGGTTATACGCGACTAACATATCGTGGCTCAGTGTGCCGGTTAGTCGGAATCCCAAACCACGACCCTTCCCATCCCCCATAAACACAACGCATAAAAAAATTACGACTAACCGCATGACTGCGGATGATACTGTTAGTCGGGATGGAAAAACAAAAACGACTAACCTTTTGACTTTCAGTTGCTTGATTAGTCGGAATATAATTTCGCATCCCTTCCATGCCCTACTATTGCTACCATGGTTATGAATTACGACTAACCGTGGTGCTGTGAATGATACTGTTAGTCGCGACTAACCCTCACAAATCGCACAAAAACGACTAACTTATTGTAAATTATCGTAAAAACTGTATATAAATTAGTCCCGACTAATTGAACCAATTCAAACCTGTGTTGCGGTTAGTCGTTGATTAAAGGCTTATATAGGTGGTAGCCCTACCCTTAACTACATGATAACCAAACAACAAGCCCGACAAACCCTACATGCGTTCGCATGGACTGGTGGAGATGCCTTCCTTGAAGCGTATAACCGCCTACACGGAGACCAGCAGTGGACCTCATACATTGAGGACCAATTCCACATGATGCAGACTAAGCCCCTTGACTTCATCATCAAGTGGACCGACTGGGCTGCTGAAATCTGTGCCATGTATGCATCACACCAGTGAGCGACTAACGGCAGCAGAATGCGACTAACCCCGCCCCCCTTCGGGGGGGTGGGAGAGAACGACTAACCTCGGATGTTTCCGACTAACTATTATTTTTTTTGTCGGATATTTTTCCGACTAACTTTTTCTTTTTCCGACTAACTTTTTCCGACTAACTAAAAGTAAAACGACTAACCCCAATTCCGACTAACCGACTAACCACGATTTACCCCCCATATTAGTCCCGACTAAAAAATTCCGACTAACCACGCTACTGCTACCATAAGAATTAGTCGCGACTAATTCCCCCACTCCCCCCATAACGACTAACCAACACACTTCCTCAGTTAGTCGTTGATTAACGGCTTATATACCTCAGTGCCCTGCTTCACTACATGGAGCAAAACCATACCCCAACCAGCCCTATTGCGGGAGAACCCGCCTTGATGAACAAAATGGCGATGCGCCCACCCGCTCCCGTCCTCAACACCTTGGTTCATGGCTACTGGTCATTGACCGAAATTTCCACTGACGAGGGATGGCTTGAGGAACCGCTTGCTCAATGGGTAGACACCGTTGAAATCCTTATGAACGACCCCAAGTTGCTGATTGAAGCCAACATTGACCGCTTCCTCATCATCTGCAACAGAACGGGACTCATCATCCACGAGACGATGAGCCTTGACAACGACGCATGGGGCGAGATGCCCAACGACGAAGCCGAGCAGATGCCCGCCGACTACTGGCACGGCGAGATGAAGGTCGAGGCCGAGGCCGAGCGACAAGCAGACGCCGCCTACGAATTGGCCGCTGAGTTGGCTTACGGCGATTGGGAAGGTTGGGACTGAGCCCACCGCCGCACCGCTGACGCACCATTCCAGCCCAAGGCTGTCAACAACCAGCCCCCCGCCAAGGCGGGGGGTCGGTTCTCTCCCCGACTAACTGTCGGAAATTCACGACTAACTTTTGCTTTTTTTTCTCGGAAATATTTACGACTAACTGCTTTTTTTTCCGACTAACTAATAACGACTAACCAGCGTCACAAACGACTAACGGGGAGGGGCCGGTTAGTCGCGACTAACCGGGAATGTTACTTTCCATCCGGCGGCGGCTCCGGCGGTGTTGAAAATCACGCTCCGGAGGGGTCCGGCGAAATGCAAAAACGGCGAATTTCATGGTTTTGCGACTAACACTTCATATACCTGTGAAAGGTGCGAAGCACCATGGACCAAAATCCTAACACAACCGAACACCCCTTCGGCGGCGACGCTGAGGGAGACCACAACCAAGTCCGAGCAGGGCTATACGCTGCTCTCATGGAGGCCTTGATTCGCTTCCTTGCCACCGTTGAAGGTGTCACTGCTGATGCAAAGGCAACCCGCAGGGCAGCCCAATACCTCCGCAAGGACGCCTTCAAGATGAGCCGCCTCGTTGAGATGGTTCGCTTCGTCGGCATCAATGCGAAAACCGTCACCCAAGACATGCTGCTCTCAACGGGCCTCATGTCCTTCCGTGGCCTCATCGTGAACGGTCGCCCCTTCACCTTGAACACCATGGACCGCCTCGTGATGGTTGCCCTTGAGCAATCCTCCGCCTTCCGCCGTGCTGCTGCTGGCTGGATGGCCTTCCACCAGTGGGAAGCCACCGACTTGCGGACTCGCATGGAGATGGTCCGCAAGAGCGGACAGGAAGCACTTGAGGTTCCCGAAGGCATGACCGCACTTGACGAGACCTCCGCCGCTGCGTTCGGTTGGAAGGCTGGCGACTTCGTGCGCCATGTCGTGGTGTCGTCTCACCTCGTCATCCGTGAAGCGTTCGTGGCCCTCCGTGCCAAGTTGGACGGGTTGCCAATCGTTGGGGTTTCCAACATCAAGACCCTCAACGAGACAGGCACACAGGAACACCTCAACGCCTCCGAGGACATGCACCTCACCTTGAACCTCCATACCCTCATGGATTGGTTCGTGAGCCGTGTGTTCCCTACTCAGCGATACTGTGGCGAGTGCAAGGCCGCAGGGCGCAAGGCTGTGTTCGGAAACCAGCAGGTCGCCGCCGGTCAATGCTGCCCTCAGTGTGCGAACCCTGTGCGCTTCCTTGGACGCAACGGCAACACCGGACACCTGCCCCTCATCTCATCCGCCAAGGCTGGCTTGAAGGTGTATGGCGGCTGGCGAGTTGCCATGACCTCCTTCCGCATGCCGAAGCGTTCGTTCACCGCCTTGCTCCGTGCCTCTCAAGGTCGCATGCCCGTTGAGGATGCCCTCCACATGTTGATGACCCTGCCAGTGGATGCACGAGTGCAAAACGACGGTAAGACCGTGTGGATGAAGCACCGACTCGTCCCCGTCGTGTATGAGGTCGTTCACAGCACCGGAGGAGAACACCAACTCCTCCACGGCCTCGCCTTGGAGCCTATCCACTTGGGCGACCTGTGAGGACAGCGACAACACCACCACCCAGTCATTGACTGCGACAACGCCTCACCCACCGCCAAGGCGGGGGGTGGGGCCTTTTTTCGTTACCGCAAATTCCCGTTTCGATTCCTGCGGCCCCCGTCGAAATCCAGCATGCTCATAGAGGTGCTTAGAACGCCGCTCCTGCGCCTTCGCTGGTGCTTGGGCGGCATGGGTAGCACCGAAAAATTTGCGTGCCCGTGAGGGGCGTTTATCGGCTCGTTTTCGCCATGCCTACAAAAATCGAGCCCGCCACGCAAATCAACAGTGCTTAGCACCCCTAAAAATTCGCGACAAAATTTTTGAAAAGGGGCTTTATAAACTCAACGACGCCTTACGCTTCGGAAAAGACTTGAACCTTTTCTTTTGGCTCGTCCACCCGACCATTCTCCACGGGAGGATGACCGAGCATTCCAAGCCACGCCCGAATTTTGGTGGCTGAATTGGTCAACTGCGTGTGCCAAGGCCATCACCAAGTCGTTGTGTGGTCCAGTATCAACAATGTCTCCGCCTTTCCAAGCATGTGCTTCCAATTCCTCAAGCACTTGGTTAATGACTCGTCGTGTTGCGTCATCACCGTAGGGGAAAACAATCTTTCCTCTTTCAAACCAAACCCTCAATCGGTTCATCAAGGCTTGCTTCAATCCTTTGTTGCTGACCTTGCTTTGGCGGTAGTCCACGGAAATACCTTTTGCCTCTAAAAGACTTTGAAACAATCGTTGAAATCCGACATCCTCAGCCGCAAGTGGCGCACTATACTTCTTGCACCATTCACCAATCATGTCTGCTTGTCTATCGGGAGAGAAATCGTTACGATGCCAAACATTTGCCACAACCAATGAGCCATCGGATTCTTGTCTAACTGCTATCAATACAGAGTAATCCTTGCCCAACCCCTGTGATGGGTCAAACCCAACCACATATTTGCCTTCGCTACGCTTTTCTTTGTCAAACACCTGTTCCAAGTCCATGTTTGCACGCGTATATTTTCTTGGATAAACGGCAGCATCATCATTGATTACCTTACACAAAAATTCCTGTGCAAACTCCAAGTCCCCTGTCACCTTTTTTTGTTCTAAAAGAAAGTCAAGTGGGCGAAACTCCGGCCAAAGCGCATACAGATTTTCGGGGTTGTGTCTTTCCTCATCCCAATTGGGGATAGCAGACCATGTGCCGGTTTTCCATTCGGGATTGTCAAGCATTTCTGTGTGGTATAGGTCCATCATACTCATCGGTGTGCCGACGCAAAACAAAAACGAACCGGGGTCAAGCATAGGCATCACGACTTTACGCAACCAATGTCGCAATTGCTCGTTGTTCAACTCTTTCT